CAGAAGCACGCCGTGCGGATGTTCTATGCCTCAGGTAGTACCGGCGAAGTGCTCGATGAAATCGGGCGCGCTCTCGCGTCTGGAGACACTACCGTGGCGGTGGCTGGTGACGACTCCATTGTCGGAACCGGGAACCTGTGCGCGAATCTTTATGTCGAAAATGACATGAAGATGTACGACGTGTCGCAAAGTGATGAAGCGCTCAACGCCAACGCAAAACCTGCTTTGAAAGCACTTTCTCCTAACGGTGAAGAAGCTTTCGAACGCTGGCTAGCTGTGGCCAAAGAGAACTTTCAAATTCAGGATCGTTACGGGAAGGACACTCTCGCAGCAGATGGATCTACACTGGCAGCCATTTTACCTTCGGGTATTTCGGGTACCACTTTAGTGAATAACCTGGACACCGCTGCGGCAAACCTCCTCCTCTTGGATTCTATCAAAAGTGACAGTGAAGATCCTGAGAAAGAAATTCGCGATACTACCACCATCATCGGAAAACAACTCGGGTTGAATTTCGAGACTCAAATTCACACACAGCTATCGACAGCAACATTCCTGAAGGGATGGTGGGTGATCAAGGCAGAACCCCTGGACGAATTCGATGTCCACTGGGTTAATCTGCCGAGTCTTGTTCTGAAACTCGGTAAAGTATTGTCCGACCCCGTGACTTCATGTCGCGGACGTACGAAAGATCCCCTAACCGCACGATATCTTCTGGCACGTGGAATGTGGAGTTCTAACAAAGGCATCGATCCGGCATATCCGATTCTCGGGCCGTATCTACAGCAGTTGGAGCTCATCACACGCGACCGCGCCGCAGGTCGTGAAGTGTGCAATCTAGAAAACAAAGAGTATCGGATGTTCTCAGGTACGGCTAACGGCTCTTATGTAGCCATCAACCGAGAAGAAGCCCTCTCCAGCATCTGCCACCGCTACGGAACTACTGTCGCTGAGGTAGAAGAAGTGGAAGCGCTCATCCGTAAAATGGATCGCATACCGTGTTACATAAACCACCCGTTGTTCAACAAACTCGCGCAAACGGACTATTAGGTCCGCGCACGGTTGACTAGAGTTATCACGAGCCCCTAGTTGACCGTAAGGGAGCGTCGCTACGGCGGCGCTCTGGACGCATTGGATAATACCCAGACCCCCTAACCCAGG